GATCCCCGTCAGACGTTCTGCATGTCGTCGCCATAGCGCACAAACTCCAGTGTGAATCCTTGTTTACGCGGAATCCCGCCGTGCATCAGCGCGCCCTGCTCCTCCGCGATGTTCTTCAGGCACCAGGTGCCCATGACATCGCCATAACCCGTGGTCAACGTTAAGGGTTTCAACTGCGCACCGATGCTGCGCAGGGTATCGAGCTGCTTGAGCCCGCCCTTGAAGCCTGGGTAGATCGTTCCTTTCAGGGTGATTTTCTCTTCCCCTAGGCCAACCGCCTGCTGCGCCGGTCGGCGCGACAGGCGCTCTTGCGAGGCCCAGCGAAACTCGGTCGAACGCGTCAGTTCGTCGAAGGCCACGGTGTCTAGGTTGAAGTAGTACGGTTTGGCTTTGGGGTCTTGCGGCTGAATGATCAGCAAGTGCGGGAACGGTTTCACGGCTTCGGGAGCCGGTGTGGCATCGGTGGCAAAGACACTGGTGGGCACGATGTTGGCCAATGATGGGCTGACCTGACCGGCGATTTTGTTGATCGCCGTCGACGCTTTCCCCGCCTGCTCCTTCAGCGTGCCCATGCGCTCCTGCACCTCGGCAGCGGCTCGGGTGGCCCGCCCGTAGGTGGCCGCCACCTGCCCGACTTTAGCCTGCGCCGCACCCACGCCGCGCATGACCCGCTGTAACTTGGCACCGATGGCCGGCCCCACGAAGGGGATGTTTTCCAACTCGGATGCCGCGCCGGTGATTTCGGCGATCGCACCGTTGACGGGGCCAAGCATGCCATCCGCACTCCGTCGTCCCGCCTCCCCGGCTTCGACCAGGTACTTGAGACCGGCCTGCAGCTGTTCCATGTAGGCCATGGGTTCTCCTTACAAATGGGGTTCATCAAACAAACGATTCGACGCGTTTTGTTTCGCGGCGTCGGCCATCATCCGCTGCATGTGCGGCATCAGATCCTGGGCCAACCGTTGCGGATCTTTGACGTCGCCTTGCACCGTGACCGGCATACTCAAGGAATACTGAAACTGCTGATCCACCTTGGTCGATGCCGGTTTTTCAGGTGTTTTGGGCTGGATCACCACCGCCGCCGGTTGACGTGATGCAGGTGTGGCCAACGCCCGGGCGACGTCACCCAAGGCTGGGTTGGGTGGTGCAGAGACGCCTGCCATCAGCAGTGCGCCAGACTCGTTCGTGCGATTGAAGGAGCGCCCCATCGTGGCCAGACTGGGGACCACCGGCCCCGGACGAGGCGCCATCAGCAACGACGTAGCTGGTGTCGCAGATTGCTCTTCCTCGCCACCGAACCAGGACTTGCCCGCCACGCCACCCAATACCGTACCGCCCATGCTGCCCAGGTACGCGCCAATCATGCCGCCAATCGCGGTACCAATAATGGGGACCACCGAACCGATGGCCGCCCCGGCTGCCGCACCGGCCATGGTGCCTGCCAACGAGCCCGCTGCCGCGCCGTAGCCTTCGGCTTTTTCATCCTTGGTCGTGGCGTTCTGGTAGGTGTCGAGCGCCATGCCGCCGGCTTCCAGCAATGAGCCGCCCGGGATCACCTTGCCCAGCTTGCCAACACTCCCTACGGCCCCCACCACGGTACCGACTTTCGCCAACATGCCGCTGGCCAGCCGCGATGGGCGACGCCTGGAACCACCCGCCCGTGTGGGGAGGCGCGATCGGCGTCGGCGGGATGTATTCCGGTTTGGCCCATCCCCAACTGGCTCGCCCCCCAACGAATTGGTGACGAAGACTTTTTGCACCCCGCCAGGCTTGCCACCGCTCAGTGCCCCGCGCGCCAGGTTGAACACCCCTTTGCCAATCTGGTAAGAGCTGACCAACGTCTTCAGCGTTAATAGGCCTGCTCCAACCGCGGCAATTCCAGTCACCACGCCGGGTGAACTGTCCGACAGCGCGGTGATACCTTTGGTGAGTTTGGTCAAACCCTCGGCCACGGAATCCGTCACCGGCCGCAAAGCATCGCCGACACCGCGGAGGGCATCGTCCATCGACTGCGCCATTTCCGCCCACTTCTGCGCCGACGACTCACGCCGCTCGCGGAGGTTTTTATCGAGGATGCCCGAGGCCTCACGTGAATCGTTTTTCAGCTGGCTGTACAGCGCCTTGTTCTGCAGGTACGCCGAGAGTGCGGCCTTGACCTGCATGTCGGCGAACAGATCACCGGTACGCAACGCCTCCTCCAGTGACGACATCATGGCCTTGGCCTTTTTCGGATCGGCTTCCTGGCTGATTTTCGAGGTCGCTTCCGCCATCTGCGCCGCACGTTTCGGGTCGGTGGCCTGAATGTACTTCTGCGCCAATGCCATGCTGGATTCGAGCGTCGACATACCGCTCTGCAAACCGGTTTGCATCGACCCCTTGTAGTCGATGCCGGCCTTTTTGTAGGCCTCCACGGTATCGGTCGAACCGATCTTGCCCATCCAGTTTTTCAGGTTGTTCGCCGCCTCATCGGCACCGCCGGCGGTTTTCATTTGCACCTGCAGCATGGCGCCCAGCTGCGTCACCGCGTCCATGCCGGTGATGTTGAGGTTGCCCATGTTCGACAACAGTTGAGGGAACCATCGGGCCATGTCGACAGCTTCGAAACTGCCGGCCTGCCCCTGAAAGGCAATCGCTTCGAGCGCCTGCTGCATTTGTTTGGCATCGGTAATCTTGGCATTTTGCCCAAGCGCATTGATCATCTTCGCGGTGTCGGCTCCGTTCGAGCCCTGCCCCACGGCAAACTTGGCTGCCACTGGCGCATATTCCAGCGCCTTGGCCAGGTCCATCCCGGCTCCCACCAATTGATTGACCACGTCGGCGACGTCATTGCGGGCCATGCCAGTGTCACGCGAAGTCTCGATGATTTTCTGCGACATCTGCTTTTCTTTCGGATCATTGGCAATGCCGGCCTTGATCGCAATGTCACGGACGATGGCTCCAAAGTCAGCGCTGACCTTGGTCGCCATACCCACCGTTGCCACACCGGCGACGGCCTGCCCGACCGTGCTTCTCATCCCGGCCTTTCCGGCGTCGATCTGCTGATAGCCCTTAGCTTTGAATTCCGCCTTGTTCGCAGCCTGCCCCATAGACCGGTAAGCCTTGTCCAGCCGACCAACCTCGACACCCTGTTTTTTCAAACTGTCGAGGTTGGAGTTCAAGCGGCCCAACAGTTTGGATGCCCCAGCGGCGCCGCTGTCGTGGGCTTTTTTCCATTCATCGCGCAGGCGGATCGTGTCGCCAATCGTGCGTTGCAGTACGCGCGCCTTGTTGCCTTCCGCTTCAAGACGCTTAATGCGCCCCGTCACCTCATTGAACGCGGTGCCGATCGTAGAACTGACGGCACCGCCAATCACCAACCCGAGGGAGACTTTGTTCGCCATGTCATGGCACCCCTGTGCAGAGCATTACCGGAAGCGGCTCAATCCGTGAGCCACCAAACCATCTCGAAAAAAGGCATGGACTGAATCTCGGCAGCGGAAAACCCGGTGTCCGCCGCGAGACGTTTAGCCGCCATTTTCATCACCCCCGGATCAAACCCCGTCGTCTTGCTCCAGGCGAAAATAGCCGGCCTGCAAGCGGTTGTAGTCCACCACTGTCAGGCCCTCCAGATCAGTGACAGCGGCACCGGCCAACTCCGCGAACAACACCAGCTCGCGCTGTTCGTCATCACCACCTGCCGCACGATCCGCCGCCCGCACTTCGCGCACCGTTGGCGAACGCAGGGTTAATTTGTCGACCTGCACGCCATTGATTTCGCTCGGGCGTGACAGGCTGACCACGGCGTTTTCGGCGGTGACGGACAACCACACCGGGAGCAATTTCGAATAGTCGGCGTTCGGCACCAGTTGGGAATAGGCCGCTTGCAGACGGCGATAGTCCACCACTTTCAGGCCCTCCAGATCCTTGAGGCCCGCCTCGGCCAGGCCGGCGAACAGCTGCAGTTCGCGCAACTCATCATCGTCGCCGGCCACCCGATCAGCGGCGCGGACCTCGCGTACCAGCGGCGCACGCAGGGTCAACGTATCGACCTTGATCCCGTTGACCTCGCTCGGCCGCGAGAGGGTAATCACTGCGCTGTCGGTGTTGATCGACAGCCAGATCGGCAGCTTATTTGCAGTTTGCATGGTCATCCGGATCTATTCCCTTAGAGACCGAGTGCAGAGCGCACTTCGGTGAGCTGGTCTTTGCCATCGATCACCTGCACACCAGCGATCATGTCGATTTCGTACATCACACGGCCGTCGATTTCGAGCTTGTAGTAAACCGGCGCAATGGCGTGTTTGATCTCCGCCGAATCACCGGCTTTCCAATCACCCGGGTCGACTTCTTTCAGCAGTCCGCGCAGGGTGGCCACGACCGCCGTGACCTTACCCTTGTGGCCGCGAAACGCTCCCCGGAAAGACGCGTTGAAGGCCGAGCCATCGGCCAGACCGAAGAACCTGAGCGACTCGCGACGCACGCCTTTGGTGACAAACGATGCTTCCATCTTTTCCAGACCCTGGGCCATCTCGATGGCGCCGGCCATGCCGCCGCCCCGATACTCGTCGGTCTTGATCGTCAGCTTGGGCAGGGTCAGGCTTGGCACATCGCCGGAAAAGTTGACGCCGTCGACGAACAGGTTGGTGTCGTACAAAGTTTGAGGAATCATCTAGCGCTCCTTAAGCGTCGAGGACTTCGGTCAGCCACTGGTTGGTGACTTCGATCAGGAAGTTGGGGTTTTCCGCTGGCGGCACATCGGTGAAGCGAATACGCCAATAGATTTTGCCCTGCTCGATTTGGCTGGCGGTGTTCATTTCGGTGTCCGCAAACACTTCAAAATTGATAATCGCTCCGGCGTTCTTCTGGTCGCGCATGAACGCCTGAAGGCCTTCGGTGACGTCCGACACGTAGGTCTTGGTGATCGAGCGATCGACCGCCCATTTGTGCCCGGCCTGGATCGCATCCATAAGGATGTCGCAGGTGCGCACGCGGGTGACGAACGACCATTTCGCGTCGGCAGACAGCGTGCGGTTGCCCCACAGGCGATAACCACCGTCACGAATGATGGTCGCGATATTGGCGTTGTTCAGCAGGTTGGCCCGGCAAGTGTCGTCGCCGTCGAGGTATTCGATCGGGCGACTGGTGCCGGTGATGCCGACAAACTCTTTGTTCGATGGCGACGCCCAGTAGCCATAGGTCGCATCGGTCCAGGCAAACAAACCGGCAGCCCAGGCCGAGCCCGGCGCGTCGACCGTTTCACTGGCGAGGGTGTCCCAATACTTCACCCCGGGATCAACCATAAACAGGCGCTTGCTGCCGAACTCTTCGGCGTAGGCCAACGCCGCCTCATCGGTGGTGTTCGGGCCGTCGATGATGGCGATCGCGCGCAACTTGCCGGCCAGGGCGTCCATGGCAGTGGCCACGGCCTGGGTCGATGAATGCCACGGGGCAATCAACAGCTTCGGCTGCGCGTTGTGCTTGCTCTTGCCGTCCAGCAGCGCTTGCAGGCCGGTACGTTCGCCCGAGGCCAGCACGCCACCGATGATGGCCGAGGTTTGCAGCGCCTCGTCTTCCAGCTTGGCCACGCCCACCGCGACGATCACCGCTTTGGCGCGGACGTAGATCGCCTGACAGGCCCGGGTGATTGCCGAGTCAGCACCGAACGCGGCAATGGCCTCACGCTCAGAGGTGATCAACACCAGCTCGCCCGCCTTGGCCGTGGCCAGCAAGCCCGGGGTGAAGGTGTCGCACAAGCCAATGATCGAGGACGACGGCAGCGAGATAGTGCGCGCGCCGGTGTCGATCAACGTCACGGTGACGCCGTGAAAAAAGCCAGTCATAGAGGTCTATCTCCAGAAACGAAAAAACCCCGCATAAGCGAGGCTGTGAGGGTGTCGGTGTTACGCGTAACGGAAAAGAAAACGCCCCGTCAGGGCGTGGCGATAACGTCTGGCGACGGCGGCCATTCGATGGCGAGCGGGTAGCCAAGTTGCTGCTCAACGCGAATTAGATTCACGCTGTAGCGCATCCAAGCCAGCAAGGAGGCTTTCTCCGGCTCGGTGGCCATGTCCAAGTCAACCGCGTATTGCAGCGGAGCGATGCGAAGCTGAGCCGCACGCAATCGGCTGTCGCGCTCTGCCAGTACCAGGGCGGCCGTAGCGCTTGCTTGAGCCGTCTCGTCAAGATGCCAAGCACCCGAGCGCCAAACATGGTTTGGCCCCGGAAATGGCGTCGACGTCACCCCTTCGGGCAAGTCGCCCAGCGTCGACCATTCAAGCAGCGCTCCCGTGTCTGTTTGATAGACCAGGCCACGCCGATCCATCATTTGCACAGGCTCACCATCGACCAGCGCCCACACAAAACCTTCTTCGGGCGCGACAAGCTCGGCGCCCAGGTCGATAGCCTCTTCTGGCATCTGGCAACCGATACCAGGCACCACAGGCAGCGTGATAGGACCGATAAGAGCGCCGGCCGGGTCGACCAAATAAATTGCAGTCATAGACACCTCAGATCAGTTTCAGTCGGCCGGGATAGGCGATGTTTCGCGGACGGGCCGCACCATAGTGGGAGACCGCGAATAGAGTGCTGCCAGGAATGTTCACCGAGGCACTGGTATATGCGCTGATCCCGCTGTACTCAGCCATCACAGGGAGATCCCAGCCCAACCCAGCGCGCTGAGTCGAGATACTGTTAAAACCATGAATCTCGGGGCCGTTATCATCATTACCGTAGAGCAAAGAGCCTTTTTGATAGCTGCCAGCAACTCGGCTCGCATCAACCCCGCGCGACTCATCGAGCACCCGCATGAATTCGCCACGCGCTTCAGGGCTGCGAAAGTTCGTGACGCCGTCGCCCGAGGTCCAACAACCCTCTTTGCCGGCCCGTAGCGCCTCAGTGGTCAGTATCCCCGAGGCTTGAGCGTGATCCCACACCCACGGCCATTCGGCGCGGAGGTACAGAAAGCCGTTGTGCCCAACCCAGCCACCCGGAGAGAACGCCGTCGTTGTTTCCAGTACCGGCCGGCCCAGCGGGGTACTGTCGTAACGCGCGATCGGCCACCAACTGCCCACGCCGTCACTGCGCAAGTGCCAATAATCCCCGGCCCCCATCAGCACAAAGAACGGGTAGCCCTCAGCGCGTAAATGCGTATGGAATTTGACCTTGTCAGTACCCGCCGCCTGGATAACTAGGCGATTGCCGCCGTTGTCCGTGCGCCGAACAATGACGTCTCGCACCCCCAAGCTCGCATCGGCGGCCGGTAGCGTTACGGTCACCGCCGACGCAGTGGCGTCAATCAGGACCACCCCAAGCTCATTAACCGCAAGCTCCTTGGAAGCCGAAACAGAAACAATCACTGACTTAGTGACAGCATCCGTAATGCCATACCCCGTCAAGGTTGTCGGGTTTGTGCCGCCCATCACTCGACCATTTTTGTCGACCGTCACACTTCGGTAAGTCCCGGCGGTGACGCCGGTACGGCCTACGATCACTTCGAAAGTCAGCTGCGTTGCGCCCAGGACAATCGGCGCATCCGTGGTCAACTGCCAGACGCTGTCACTGTTCGTCGTACCTTGTTCGACGTGAACAAACAGTCCCGGCGTCATCTCCACGCTGACATCGGCATCGTCGGTACGTGCCCAAACCCCAGCGGCTGCAACGTAGGGGCCGTTGTCTTTGCTCGCCACCTGGTCCTTGACCAATACCCGACTTCCAGCCGGCACCGCGACGCCGTCGATGGTCTGCAAACCGCTCAGGACAATCGGGCCCGTGGTGGCCACCAGCACCGAGTGCTTAAAGTCCTGTTTGTTCAGTTCCTCAAGGACCTTTAGATCCACATATGCACGGGTCGCCAGCACCACCGAGGGATCGATTTTCAACTGAATGTTCGCGGTGCCGCTGGTGATAATGTGCATCCGCACCACCTGATTGCGCCCAGACCCTTGCGTAAGCAATGGCTTATAGCTCGGCGCCGCATTGGCCACCGCACAAAACACCCCGTCCTTGTCTTCCAGCGCCAGTTCGCGAATCCACCAGCCGCCCACATCGGGCGGCAATACCAGCTCGGCGATCAGGATATTGGCGTCAGTCGGCGACACATACAGCTGGTTGATTTGCGCCCGATAGACCTGATGGACCAGCTGGGTCTGTGCGGGATTGGGCACTGGATCGGTGCCGTTGGCATCGCCGATCAGCATGTAGCGCGGCTCCCACGGGACACCGAGCGCGTCGCAGTTGGTTTTCTTGGCGGCCCCTAGCGCTGTGAGCATGCCGCCGAAAATAGAGTTTGCATTAACCATGGGGGTACACGTCCAATTCGTCGAGGGTGTATTCGCTAACGCCGTGATAGCCCTGAATCACCACGTCAATATCGGGATTGCTCCAGGGGTAAACATCGATCTCGTCGCCGTCATACACAGCGATACCGACATAGGCGTCCAAATGGGTTTCCAGCGTGATATCAAGGCCGGTCATGTGCCGAGTTACCGGCTTGGCGTCGTCGATCAGGCGCTCCAGTTCCTGAAACATTTCTTCGGTGATACCGGTGTCCCGCACGCCGACCTTCAGCGCGAAGGTGCCCGGCGGTCCTTCGGGCACCGTGTTGAACCACTCGATAATTTCAATCAGGTAACCCAGGGGTTCGACCACCCGGCGCAAGGCGCCGATGGTCCCCTTGTGGGCATGGATGTAGTAAGACGCCTTGATGGCCGCGCGCTTGGTCGCCTCGCTCCACCGGTAATCCCAGCGATCGACCGACCAGGCCCACGCCAAATGCGGCAGCAAATGCACCGGGCAAGTCTCGGCGTTGTACAGCGTGCGCAGCGGGACAATGGTTTTGTCGTAGAACGCCGCCTCTAGGGCGCGCTCCAGGGGCGTGCTATTGACCGGTAGGAGACTTTTCATATCAGCCCGCCGCAATCACGGCGAAGCCAGTACAGAACGCCGCTTGCGCCTCGGTCGGCGCCAAGTCGGCCCAGCCGGTCAGCTCGACCCTGGACACCCCGGCAATGTGCAACTGGGCATCCACCGCCGAACGCGCCACCTCCACCCCCAGGCGCTTGCGAGGATTGATCCATTTGGCGAGCCGGCTTTGCGCCTCGGCCAAACTGGCATCCGCCTCCGGGCCGGCGCCGGTCATGTGCAAAATGGCGTCGATGCGGAAATTGATAATCTGCGCACTCTGCACCGTCACGCGATCGCCCAACGGCCTGACATCCTCGTCATCCAGCGCCGCCTCGACCGTGGCCAACAGCTCAGGCCCGGCGTGGCCATCCCCTTCAGCACTCAACACCGTGACCGTGACGTGACACGGCGCCGGGCTTTCCGCCGTGGCGTCGGCCACCAGGCCCGAGGCATTGCGCGCATGCAAGATGTAGCTGGCACGCGGGCCGGCCGTGGTCAGGCCTTCATAGGTCAACTGAATGCGTTCGCGGTATGGGTCGTCCTGTTCCTTGATTTCCGCCAGTGGCGGCACCGCCAGCAGATCCTCGGCTTGAATGACTAGGCGCGGACAATTGACGTTGCCCCCCAGGTGATCGAGATCGGAGCCCATGGCGTACGCCAATAGCTGCGCCTTGGCCGCATCGTTGACCCGGGCACGGTTGCCAATCTTGTTATAGGCCGCCACTTCCAGCAGCTTGACCACCGGATCACTTTCCAGCGGCGCGCTCCAGTTGTCGCCCATGTGCCCGCGAAAGACACCCAGACCTTCCTCATACGCCGCTTCGAAATCCAGTGGTTCCAGCACGTTTGGCGCGGGAAGCGATGACAGATCCACGATGCTCATATGCCCACCTCCAACATGATGCCGTCGCCTTGGTACTTGCCGACTATCTTCAGATTGATTTGCCCGCCGATCACCGAAATGACCCGCACCTGGTCCAGCTTCAAGCGCGGTTCCCAACGACCCAAGGCCCTGGCTGCCTCCGCTTGTACAGAGCTTTTCCAGCCCTCATTGACAGGCAGGTCGACAAAGCGCCGCAGCGTGCTGCCGTACTCCGGCCGATGCCGACGACTGCCCAATGGCGTGCCCAAAATGTCGCCGATGCACTGCCGTAAATGCACGATGCCGGAAATGGGCTGGCCGGTCTGGCGATCCATTCCGATCATCTGGATTACTCCCTCAGCAGTTCGAATTCGTCATGGGCTTCCAGGAACTTGACCGTCTCGGTGTCGGAGGTCGGCACCGAGACCACGCCCCCAGCCACCGGCAGACTGCGCCGGGTCTCAGGCAGGATCAGCAGGCGCGAGGTGTACAGCTTGTCGCGAAATTTCATCTGCGTTGAAACGGGTGCCGAGACAGGTAACTGCACCGGCTCGTGGCTCGTTTGCGGATCACTGATAGGCGCATCGATCTTGGCCATATGTTTGCTCCAGGCGTTAAAAAACCCGCACATGTCGGGCCGTTGGCAAAGTGAATTAATGCGTGTGGTGGTTGCTGTTACCCGCGACGTCGAGGATCGCGCCAGCACTGGTAATGCCCTTCGTGACGTGTAATGCGCCCTCAATCATCACCGCCGCCGTCAACGTGATGTTTCCGGCCGTCACGTTGACGGTGCTGTCAGTCACCACCGCTTCGGTTGCGCCTACCTTAATGGTCACCGTCCCGGTGGGCAGCGTGATGCTGTAGCTCTTGGCCGCCCAGTCGTAGACCAGCGAACCGCCATCCTCGAAACGCCAGACCTCCACATGATCTCGGTTATCCGGCTGGCCACCCGCATCACCGTAGAGCCCAGGAATGAACGTGCCCATGCCGGCTTGACCACTAGGGTTGAACAGCACCCCTTGTTCGTTCAGGCTCGGAGCCCGCCAGTGACGGGCCTTGCCTGCGGCCAGACTGTGCCAGCGCACCCATGCGCTGACCCAATCACCGGACTGCACCCGAACAGCGGCTGCCGCCAAATCCACACCCACCACCACGCAAGGCATCAACATGGCGGCAATCATGCGGTCATGCTCGGCACTGGCATAACTCATGGCACGTCATCCGCAGGGAAAAACTGCTCTTTGGTATCTTGGTTGAAACCGAACCACAGTGAGCCCGGTTGCTCATCTGGCCATGGCCATTGCTGCGGGCCGAGATAAATCTGCTGGTTCCACTCCACCAACCAAATGGTGTAGCCATCCAGCTCTGGGCGAGTCCAGTCCTGCCCCGCCTGAATGAACTCAGCCGGTTCGACTTCCAAATCCCAAGTCTGCGCACGCAAAATCACCGCCAACTGGGTGGCCAGTTGGACCGCTTGCTGATGATGCTGCTTCGTGATTGGATCAACGACGATGCGCGCTTCGAACCGGCACACCAGGCTCGTTTCCCCGGTGCCGATGTCGACGCCCGGCTCAATCTCGGCCATTTCCAGAAACACCGCCGGCAGCGCCACACGCTCTTCAATTTTTGGCCAGGCTGTCACCGCACGCAGACCCGTCAACCCCACCAGCAATTGTTGCTCAATGGCCCGATAAAGTTGATCCAGGCTAAAAGGCTCTTCCGGCACTTCACTTACCTCTCAGGTACTTTTGCAATTCAAAATTGAATTCCTGCTGCAGGATCTGCAGCAGGCGCTCATCAGCTTTGCGCACCCAGCTTTCGAAATGGGGTCGCGCCTGTTCTAGGGACACCTTGGCCTTCGCCAGTGGAAACCGGCTGCCATTTTCAGCGACCCAACCTGAACTCGGCCCGCGCGCTGACGACACCGTCGTATCGGGATAATCGCCCGCATCGAAATGCTTGCTCGCCGTGCGGATCCAGATATCGGGTTTATTGCCGTAGACCTGCTTGAGGAACGCACCCTGGTAACGACGCCCAGCCACTGACACACCACTAGCAGTCTGTCGCGCTCGACCGATCCGGCTGGACTCGATGGCGTTCAAGCCAAACCACAACTTGCCACTCATGGCCCCACCGGTGACCGGGTAGCTGCGCAACCGCTGCCGCACCGCCGCAACAGCAATGCGCTCCTGTCGACTGACCGCTCGGGCGATGTGCGTGCGCAACCAGCCGAGTGTCTTATTGATCGCTCGACGATGTGCGGCGGCCGCCGCTTTGGGCACGACCTTGGCAAAGTCCTGAAACGCTTGCAGATCCGCCGACGAAGACTGGATGGTGACCATCCCTCCACCGGCCGAGGACTTGTAATAGCTACCAACGCTCATGCACGCATCCTCAGGATCAAAGCGACCAAACCGTCACCGCTGGGCTCCAGCTGCAGCAGGTCATAATCGCCACCGCCGTCCAAGGCCGGTAGATCGATGCTGACCAACATGCCCTGCTCCAGACCGTGGGAATCGCTGACCCGGATCTCAAATCGAGGCTCGCGCAACCCGGTGTTGAGCTTGCCGAATTTCGGCTGTAGCCAGGGGGCGGCAAACATACCGAGGACGGGCTCCTCGTGTCCTTCGATGCGAGCGCTATCGCCCAGCGTTTCGAACACGACTTCGTCGACCTCGGCGATCAGGTCGCGAAAGGCCATGGTCAGAGTTCCAGCAGGATCTGCGCACGAGGTCGCGTGCACAGGTGCAACGGGTTGGACTGGGCTTCACCGGCCATGCCTTTGTTGAACGGCAGTGGCTCGATCATGCTGTAGTAAGGAATGCCCTGGGTGTTGACCGTTTCCATGTAGTCGGCCGGTGCGAACACCGAGATGTACAGATCGGGCACACCTTCGGGGATCAGCAGCGCCTTGTCATCGTGGACAAACGAAACGCCGGCCACCTTGCCACGGTAGCGCTCCCAGATAATGCCGCCGAACTCGAA